CTGATACCGGTATTAAATCTAGAAGAATTCAGTACCGGCTGGTGCGGTATAGAATCTGGAAGAACCGGCTGTTGTCGGTACGGGATATGGAAGGTACCTGTACCTCCAACACGCGGTATAGAATCTAGAAGGAATGACTGGAGGCAGGACAGTGGGACTTGCGCCGGCAGTGAGTATTGCTCATTCCTCAAACTGACCAGCAGCAGACAAGCCACCACGATGTCCATCGCCCCCCTCAAGACCGCCAAGACCACCATCCTGAAGCCAGGCCGATCAGAACTTGCTGATACGCTTGGTGGATGGCTCAGCGGTGACGTTCAAGCTACGGAGCAGGGCCTCAAGAACCAGGTCAACATCCTGAGTTTTGAGCTAGAGACGTACCAGTCGATGTTCCGGGCTGAGCAGAACGCCCACGACCACACGACAGAGGACCTACAGAATAGGTGTTACGCGCTGGAGTACGCGCTCAACATTGCCGTGACGGCGACCCTTGATTACCAGTTCAACGGCGCGACGGCCAACAATCTCAACATGGCGGCCAACGTTGGAGACATTTACCGCCGCCTGCACGACCACGCGGCGCAGCGCATGGGTCATGGTGATTGGGAGGATTCACGGCTTGTGCCGTTCCAGTACGTGGTCAACATGGCGTCCGCCGGGCGCGACGATCTCATCGATTTGACCCAAGATACCGATAGTGACAGTGACTAGTCACTATTCCGAGATGCATTCATTCTTGCTTATCAACAATCATTCATGTGTAATATAATTAGGACATGTCATATAATATTACAAACGTTCATCATTTATCGATGTTCGATCTGACGAACGAGGGTTGTTCGACTCTGACGAACACTGTCCGACCCGACCGTTCGAAGGGTCGTGTGGACGAATTATGACGAACGTCAAATGAAATAAGATAGGCGGGTCAAGTGGTGATACAGGACACCGAACCTATCGAAATAGACTAAAAAACTACTAAAGGGAATAACTACTAAAAAGAATACTAAAAACTACTAAAGGGACTAAAAGGATTATCCAGGGGATAAGAAGGTTAATTAACATTAACAGTTTAACCCAGGATACCCAGGTTAAAATGGGCGAAAGCCAGGCGGGCGCCGGAGGACCTGCGGATAGAGATCCTGGTCAGGGATCCCCGGAGCCGCATGCGACACCACTCCATTATACTGATCTGTATACGACATCTCAGTATCCATGATCATGGCGGCAAGAGGGTTACCCAGGGACGTGTACCCCTCAGAGGGTACGTTCATCTCCGCGTACGTTCGCTTCACACCTGTCTCGGTTGGCGGGTGCATGTAGGTGTTACCACCGTCATCAAGACCGCCTAACCTTCAAACAAACGAGGGGTGTTAACACCTTGTATACCACCACCGAACCGCCCGGCGAGTGCTCCCGCCGTGGCGTAGGTGGCAGCATAACCCGCTCGGGCGAGTCCAGGCAGGACATAATCATTAACAATTTCATTGCCAGCCTGGTACATACCTGAAGTTGCCGCTGCATAGGCAGCTCCGAGAGCCGTGCGCTCGTCACCTTCAAAGAAACCCGATCCGCCGTTTGCGGAAATACGGGAAGTCGTCGCCAACTGCTGAGGGTCGTAGTTGGCTGCTGGACTGGAGTTCTGGTTAGAACTAAACTTTGGGATGCCTTCGTAGTGAACCAAGTTCTCAACACTCAGGACCGCAGTAGGAGTGGTCGGAGCCCCCTCCACAGCAACAACGATCACGCCCCAGGACGTGCCCATCTGGAATGCGATATCTGTGCTGTTACCAACAAGATCCGAGCCAGGATCGAAGTATCGAGTTGCTGTGCAGTCGATAAACTTGTTTACGACAGTGAAAGTACGCTGCGTCAAAGCCGCAAGCGTCAACCGCTTGTACCAGGGCAGCTGTGCTAGTTGACCGATCGTTGTCGGTAAAGACCAAGTCGAGCTTCCGTAATCTGACATTGGAATGCATGCGATATGTACGAACCCAGTGACGGACGTCGGGGCTGCAGGGCAGCTCAACTTGAGTCCATGGGCGACAATACGGATGGATGAATATGCGGACTGGTAGTTTACAGTCTGGTCTGAAAAGACACCGCCTCCATATGCAGCTGGCCAGGACCACACAGTGGCGCTGACAGGGGTGCTAGTAACGGAATTGTTTGCAAGCGTTGGGTTAAAAGCCACAACACCTGCGAAACCACTAGCAAGACTCGTAAGAGCAACACGATCTTCACTGCGGGCCGTGTCAGATGGCTGTGTATTCGAGTCGGGGATCTTCACACCATCGACCTTGCGATCAAAGGGATTGACTTGTGCGAGTTCGAACTTCGTCAGACCACGGCCGCGTTTCATCTTGCGGCGAATCGGAGCTCGTCGACGCCGAATAGTAGTACGGCGACGCCGGAGAGGGGCACGGCGTCGGCGTACGGGGGCGCGGCGCTGGGTCGCACGACGTCTTGGTGCTGAAGAAGGGCAGGAAACACATACGCTGGTCATTAAGCTTGGGAACTTGAAGTACGGAACTTCAACGCTTGTGTCCTACGTATAGAAAGAAGAACTGGGACTGCGGCCCAGTTAAAGTTCAGCGTAACTGAACTTATCTGACCATATGGTCAGATCTTCTGGTCCAGGAACGTTCTGTGGAAAGAATCCATCAAAACTGACCTGACCAGAAGCAGACTAGGTAATAATAGCGCTTCCCTGCGGTCAGTCCCCTGCGGCGCCCTAGTCTGCTTAAGCCAAGCTGGTGTTGGTGTTTGCCAAAGGTCATTTTACAATCGACGATGTCAAAGAAATTCGCTGACTGGTGCTTCACGTGGAACAACTACACCAGCGCTGATGAAGAATACCTCAACGGGCTCAACGCCCAGTACATCATCTATGGCAAAGAAGTGGGCGAGACCGGCACGCCGCACTTACAAGGCTACGTATACTTCGAGAGTCGGAAGACGTACACAGCCGTCATCAAGCTCCTCCGTGGTTGCCATGTCCAAGAACGCAAAGCCTCGGATCTCAACGATACCATCGACTACTGCAAGAAGGACCGGGACTTCGTGGAAATCGGCAAGCGCCCTGTCAAAGACCAGAAGGCGCGGGCAGCCTTGGGTGGGGCAGCTAAAGCAGCTGCGAAACGTGAGTGCATCCGCCTCGCCGAGCTCGGGCAAATGGAGAAACTCAAAGAGGATCACCCAGCCGACTATTTGCAGTACAAAGGCCGCCTGGAGTCGCTCTTCATCCCGATCAACAAACCAATCGACGGCACGCTCCAACACGAGTGGTGGGTCGGCACGACTGGCACCGGGAAGAGCAGGTTGCTGTGGGAATTGTATCCAAACCACTTTCCCAAGAAGAAGTCCAAGTGGTGGGACGGCTACGCACGCCAAGAGGTCGTGGCCATCGAAGAATGGTCCCCAGACAACAAACACACAAGCTCCGCACTTAAAGAATGGGCAGACCGGTACCCGTTCAGTGGGGAAGTGAAGTGTGGCATCATGCACGGGCTGCGACCGACAAAACTCATCGTGATCTCCAACTACACAATCGAGCAATGCTTCGATCGTCGCGAGGACTGGGAACCGATGCTGCGCAAGTTCAAGGTCATCAAGTTTCCAGAAGAGAAACAATCTGCACGATTCAGAGCTGCCATGATGCGAGTCTCCACCGAGGAGAACGCTGACATCGCTGTTGGAATGACCGTGTCGGACAGTGAGACGGAGAGCGAGGATGAGTTGCCGAGCACCTCTGTGATGATCCCCATGACGCCAGAGGAGATGATACCGCGTACACAAGAGGACGAGCCGATGGTGACACAAGAAGACGAGGACGACTTCATGGATGATCTGCCAATTGACTTTAGCTTTCTAGACTATGGAGTGTTAAGGCCGTTAATGTAATCTTGGACCCTCATCCGGGTCCGCTTTCTTTGTAAAGGTTGTGTTTTGCCAAGTGGGTTTCCGCGAGCTGGATAGTGACCGACCCACCCTCCGCTACGCTGCGGGGGGAGCCCCCCGGTCACTAGCCAGGTCGCTCTTTCTGTTTTCGAAAGATCATAGTTCCAGCAGTCGCTGCGCTCCTTCGGCATGAGTAGCTCGCAGCTCGCGATGCTCGCGCTCGAGGTTGGCAGAGAGTGTTGCCAAGTGTAACCCTAAACCCTATACCGGTATTAAGTATAGAAAGTACTGATACCGGTATTAAATCTAGAAGAATTCAGTACCGGCTG